CAACGGTGGCAGGCGAGTGGTGGTGTTTGAGGACGCTTGCTCGCCGGATTCGATGATAATTATGTACGGCGGCAACACAGCTAACCGTTATGCGTCTGGATCAGTCACGTTTGACGTGCTGGCCCCGCCGAAGGTTATCTGATGTTGAAACACATCACAGCAGTAATAGTGACTGCTGTGCTGTTCGCTTCTCCTGCGGCTGCGGACGCCTCCTCGTTCATCGAGGAGGCCCGCGCCAGCGGGTTCACCGCCCCGGATGACGAGCTTCTCCGCGACGGCTACCTCGTGTGCGCTTCATCGGCGCAGGGTGGCGTCAACGACGATCTGATCGGCAGGGGTATGCGCACGGCGCAGCGGTGGCTGGGCCGGGAAAGCAACCCCGAGAAGGATCAGTCGTTCATTGATCTGGCGCAGAAGCATTTGTGCCCCACCCAGGTTCAATAGTCCAGTGAGCTTGCTGGACAGAGCCAACCAGTGCGTGATCGTCTACCCCGAAGAGGTCGTCACCGACGCCGACGGCAACACCAAGACCCAGCCGTCCAAGACCGGATTCCACGCCAGGGCAAGGGTTCAGCCGATGGGCTCTGGTGCGGGTCGAGGGGCCGAGACCGCCGACGATGGCTTCGAGACAGAGAAAATGTATTCGTTGCGGTTCCCGCGTTCTTTCTGTCACGTCCTGGGCGCACAGGCGCAGATTGAGTGGCAGGGTGTCCGGTGGGCCGTCCACGGGGACGCAATGCACTACACGTCGTCGCTGCGAACAGCGCACCGCACCTACGTTCTGCGGCGCTGCTGATGGCCGAGATCTACCGCAAAGGCAAGTCGTTCAACGGGATGATCGCCCACATGGACGGCGTCAACGCCGTGCTGCGTGGTGAAGCCGAACGGCTGCAAGGAATCGCCCAAGGACGGCTCCAGTCCGCGCGGGCCGCCACCCGCTGGCGCAAGTACGACCGCGCCAGCGCCGGCGAAACGAAGATCGAAGTCACCGAAGCTGACGGGAAGTACACCAGCGACTACCACGTCAGCATGGTGGCACCGAACGCTGTCGCCATCGAGTACGGGCACGCACCTTCCGGGATCCTCGCTGGCACGACAACGGACTCCCCTGCGGGGCTGTACATCATGACCGGCACGCACATCCAGGCATAGGAGAACTCATGTCGGCGATGCCGCGTGTGCAGTCAGTCCTACTACCGCTCCTGCGGGAAGCATTGCCGGGTATCAAAGTCAGTTCATGGGTTGAGGACATCGACTTCCGGGAGTTCCCAATGCTTCAGGTGCGCCGCATCGGCGGGCCCAGGCACGACCGCCGGCCAACCCAGCTCGCTAAGCCGGTCATCGAGTTGACCTGCTACGGCACGGTGGGACTGATTGAAACCGAGGAACTCTACGAGGACGCCCTGGAGGCGCTCTACGAGGCTGTTCGGTTGCAAATGAAAACGGATGCGGGATACCTGCATTCAATCAAGGAGGCGATGGGTGCCACCCAGTTGCCGTCGCCGTTTATGGACTCCTGGCGGGTCCAAGGGCTCATCCAGTTCGGGGTCAGACCCCTCAGCAACAACTAACCAGGAGACCAATCATGGCTTTGAATGATTCCGCAGTAATCACCGCGGCTGTCGGGTATGTGTTTGTCGCCCCGCCCGGGACGGCACGACCGACACCCGCACAGCTGAAAACCCTTGACGCCGAGGCGTTCGGGTCGTACACGTTCTCGGTGAAGTCGGCTGCCGCCGGCCCGTTCACCCTGACCGTTGCTGGCACGCTCACCTCGGTTGCCGCTGGTGCAACTGCCGCCGATGTGCAGACCGCCCTTGAGGCGAACGCGAAGGTCGGCACCGGCAACGTGAAGGTCACCGGCACCGACATCGTGTCCGGGTTCACCGTCGCGTTCATCGGCGCCCTGCAGGGCACCAAGCCGACCGTGCTGGGCTCGACCACCCGCGCCGACGACGATCTGCTGATCGACGACGATGATGATGTCGATCCCGACGCCGACGTGGACGACCTGCCCATCGACGCGGAGCCGCGTGTTGCGGTCACCATCGCCGATGTGGCTCTGCCGAACGGCTGGAAGTCCGTGGGCCATACCTCTCGAGACGAGCTGCCGGAGTTCGGCTACGACGGCGGCGACACCGAGGTTCGCGGCACCTGGCAGAACGAGAGCTTGCGTGAGGTGGAGACCAAGCCGCTGGCCGACTTCCTCAAGATGACGCTGCACCAGTTCGACGTGGACACCTTCGAGCTGTACTACGGCAAGGACGCTGCGGGCGAGGCCGGCGTGTTCGGTGTCACCGGCACCGCGGCCCCGTTGGAACGGGCACTGCTGATCATCATCGTCGATGGTGACGTGAAGATCGGCTTCTACAGCCCGAAGGCCAGCCTTCGCCGCGACGACTCGATCTCCCTGAAGGTGGACGAGTTCGCCGCCATCCCGGTCCGCGCCACCTTCCTCAAGCTGGGTTCGGCGAACAAGTACCAGTGGGTCAACGCGGATCTGTTCCAGCCCTGACTCATGTTTGACCGGGGGGAGGGGCGGTCTTGGCGGGCCGTCTGCCCCTCCCCCCGCCCGCCAATTTCACGACCCGCCTACAACTTTGAAAGGCTCGCCACACATGTCAAACGTGTTCACCCTGGACGCTATGCGCGAGGAAATTTCCCGCGAGTTCGCCCCGTGCAAAGTCGATCTGGGTGGCGGGCAAACCGTCACCCTCCGCAATCTGCTTCGGCTGCCGAAGAAAGCCCGCGACAAGGTCTACGAGCTGCTCGATGAGCTGTCGGAGATCCAGAAGGCCGGCGGGGACGGCGGCCTTGCTGCCACCGAGAAGTCCGCGCAGATCGCACTGAAGATCCTTCCGCTGGTCGCCGACAACGATCAGCTCGGTCAACTGTTGGCTGAGTCCATTGAGGAAGATCTGGCGCTGACGTTGCGGGTGTTCTCGACATGGATGGACGGCACCCAAGTGGGGGAAGCCGAGGGCTCGCCCAGCTCGTAGACGAGTACGGCGAGCACCTGGCCGCGGATCTACTCGAGTTCTATTCAGTGGATCTGCGTGACCTTTTCCACCCCGAGAAGCCATTGACACCAGTGTTTCTGCTGGCGTTGATCCGCGGACTACCCGAGGATTGCCGGTTCAACGCCGAACGCAGGGGCGGGCAGCAGTTCCGCGGCTGGGATGCCTCCCGGTATGCCGCTGTCGCCACAGTCAACGCCGTTCGCGCAATGACTTACACATACGTGTCCGCTCATTCCAAGTCTCGGCCGAAGCCACCTGAGCCGTTCCCGATCCCAGATTCCCCTGCGCGTAATCAAGGCCCGGGTTCGTTTGCGTTCATCGCGGCACGGAAATTGGCTGCGGCCAGAAAGGGTTGACCAGTGGCCGGTGGTTCCAAGGAAGTCGGGAAAATCTCGATCCGGGTCATCCCCGATCTGGATGAGTTCCGCGACAAGTTGAAGACCGAGCTGGAGAAGCTGGAACAGAAGGTCGCCAAGCTCAAAATCGGCGCCGATACGTCAAGGATCCGCAAGGAAGTTCAGGCCGCCACCGCGGGCCTCGACTCAGATGTCAAGATCCGGGCTCTCGTCGACAAGGTTGAAGGTCTGGATTCGGCCGGCCAGTTCGTCGATATCAATGCGAGGTTCCGCGAGTCGTCTTTGAAGGATCTGCGGAAGTCGTTGGAGCAGGTCCGATCCGATGCGGATAAGCCGCTGTTCGCTGATGCCGCAAAGGGCTTGGAAGCGAAGATCCGGGCCAGCTTGGATCCTGGCAGTAAGGCCAAGATCAAGGCTGAGCTGGATGCGTTGCGGAGTTTGGCTTTCACGTTGGAGCCGAAACTGGATCTTGCTGCCACGGCATCACTTCTGGGCCGTGTTGGGGCGTTGAAGGTTCCCGTCGAGGTTGATGTTGACCGCAACCGGATCCAGTCGGCCATTGCCAGCATCCGCACTGCTTTCAGCAAGCTACCGAGCATAAGCATCGGTTTCGGCAGTAGCGCCGATGAGGTTGGGCGGCTGACTCAGGCGGCCCAGCAGGGGCAGGGCGCGATGGGTGGCCTTGGGCGGACCGGGCTGATCGTGGCCGCGGTGTTCGCCGCGGCAGCACCGGCTATCGGTTTGGTGGCCGGTCTGATCGCCGGTCTGCCGTCGCTGATCTCAGTGTTCGCCGCCGGAACAGGTGCCATCGCAGCAGGTTTGGACGGCATCAAAGCTGCAGCGGAAACCGTGAAGCCCCAGTTTGATGCGTTGAAAGCGGCGGTGTCGTCGACGTTCCAGCAGACGTTGACACCGGTCTTTCAGCAGCTGTCGACTGTGTTCCCGGTGCTGCAGACCGGTCTGCAGGGAGTTGCCACCGGGTTGAGCAACATCGCCCAAGGATTCACTGGTGTGGTCACCAGCTCCGCGGGTATGTCCATGCTGCAGACCACCCTCGACGGCGTGGGACAGTTTTTCACCGGGCTGCAGCCGGTGGTGGCACAGTTCACCGGATCATTCCTGAAGCTGTCATCTGAGGGCGCGAAGTCTTTCGACCTTCTGCTGGCTCCGCTGCAGAACTTCGCCGCGAGCTTCGGTGCGGTGGTTTCCCGGATCACCTCCAACGGTGTTTTTGAAGGAGCGCTGCAGGGTTTGTCGCAAACCCTTGACGGGGCGCTGAATCTGTTCACCAGGCTGTTTGAGGTTGGGGCTCAGGCGATGAGCCAGCTGGGGGCGCCGTTCCAGGCCGCGTTCGGCGGCATCGGGGATCTCCTCGTCGCAGCCACCCCGGCGTTGACGGCTTTCTCGGCCGGGTTGTTGAACGCTATCGGCGGATTGGGTACCTCGTTGGCGCCGGCGTTCGCCGCGTTGACCCCGGTGGTCTCGGCGATCATGCCGGTGATCACCGAACTAGCGACCACACTGGGCGGGGCGCTGTCTCAGGCCGTGGTGGCGTTGGCCCCGGGCTTGACCGCTCTGGCTCAGGCGTTGGGCCCGGTGATCACGCAGGCCGTGTCGGCGCTGTCGCCGATCCTGGCGCAGCTGGCGTCGACCTTAGGGACGGTGCTGCTGCAGGCGGTGACCGCTCTTGCACCGTTGATGCCGCAGATCTCGCAGGCGTTCGCCCAGTTGGCGGCTGCTATCGGGCAGGGCTTGGCGGCGGTCCTCCCGGCCCTGGTGAACGCTTTCGCCCAGCTGCTGCCGGTCATCGTGCAGCTGGTCCCGGCGTTCCTGCAGATCGTTCAGGCGGTCATCCCACTGATCCCGGCGATAGCTCAGGTGGCCGCTGCAGCGTTGAGCATCGTCTCGGCGTTCGCCCCGCTGCTGAGTATCTTCGCGAACGTCGTGGCGTTGATCGCCCAGGTGATCGCGAAGTTCGCCGAGTTCGCCGCCAGTGTTGTTGCCGAGGTCGCGGGCGGCATCGCGGGAGTGGTTTCCACTGTGACCGGCGGTATGCAGCAGTTCATCCAAGCCATCTCCAACGGCGTGAACAGCGCCATTGATGCGGTGCGCCAGTTCGGCTCCCAGGTCGTCGCCGCGTGCGCCGGGTTCGGTTCACTGCTCGTCTCGGCCGGCGCGGATCTGATCCGCGGTCTGGTCAACGGCATCAAGAGCATGGCCGGTGCGGCGTTGCAGGCCGCCCGCGATGTCGCCTCCAACGTGGTGGGTGCGGTCAAGGGGTTCCTGGGGATCAACTCTCCATCCACGGTGTTCCGCGACATCGGCGTTAACGTCGGTGAGGGTTTCAATCAAGGTGTCGGATCCCAAACCGCTAGCGGTGTCGCACAGGTGAAGGAGTACGCGACCGCGATCCTGCAATCGGCGAAGGATGTGTTCGGATCCGCTGATGGGTTGAATCTGAACTTCAACTTCAACACCCCCGCCGTTGCCGGTGCCACCGCGGGGATCACCTCTGGGCTGTCAGGGCTGCAAACGCAACTGGCTTCCACCTCCACCAGTGCAACGGATTTCAAGAATTCGATGGGCGAGGCGGGGAACTCCATCGCCCAGATCTCTCCGAGTGAAGCGAAGCAGCAACTCAAGGAGCTGAGCCAAACGTTGGCCGAGTTGGAGATCCAACGCAAGCAGCTGCAGTTGGCGAAGTCCGACCCGAACGCTGATCAAGCGGCGATCAAAGCCCAGCTGGCTCAGATCGCCCAGCAGAAAACGCAGCTTGGGTTGCAGAAGGACCAGATCGCATATCAGCAGAAGTACGGCGAGCAGGTCGGCACTACCGCCTCGAATTACGGGGATCTGGTCAAGAAAGCTGGATCGCTGCCAATGGATTTCGGTAAAGCGACCGCTGGCCAGTTCATGTCCGACCTGGGCATCTCCGGTCAGGGCGCGATCTCAAGCCTGGCGAGTCAGGCTCTGGATTACGGCAGCCAGTTCATTTTCAACGTGGGAAATATGGATGACGCGCTACAGGGGCAGAAGCGGCTGCAGAGCCAGCAGATGCTCGGCTACGTCGGAAGGTGAGGTAACGGGTGCAACCGGACACCGTGGTCGTACTGGAGGGCGTGGACGGGGAGAAGTACACCCTCGCCGGCCCCAATGCGGGCGACAAGGGCGTCTACCTCTCCACCGGTGTCACCGGACTCTACGACCCGCCAGTCAAGGTGGTGTGGGAGCAGCCGGGCAACTACCCAGGCTCCCGCTACCTGAATCACCGTGTCCTGCAACGGGATCTGGTGTTCGGCGTGGAGATCCTTCACGAGGACACAGCGTCGTGGCTGTCTCGGGACTCCGCGTGGCGCAAGGCGTGGTCCTTCGAGGCCGACTGCACGCTGTCGGTGACCACCAAGGAGTCCGGCACCCGCAAGCTCAAGCTGCGGCTGGGCGAGTCGCCTGAGGTGGACACGTTTACTGACCCGCGGATGCGGACGATCAACCTCGTCAAGATGATCACCGTCGCCGGGGATCCGTTCTGGTACGCCGACGACGAGATCTACACCGCCGTCACGAAGACCGACACCAGCTTCGACCCGAACACGCTGGGCCTGCCGTGGCCGTGGCCGCAGACCGAACTGCCGGTGGAGACGCTGACCATCGACGTGCCCACGGTCAACCCCACCGACCAGATCATCTGG